ACAGTTATATCAAGAGATGATGCAGTCATATGATATTCAGGGTGCAGGACATGAAGATATTTTAAAACTTGTATGTAAAACATCTTTAAAAGCTAATCAACTTCTTGATATTGGAGATGTTGATGGCGCTCAAAAAATGGTAAAGATGTATGACAGTTTAATGAAATCTGGTAAATTTACTGCAGCTCAGAATAAGGGAGAAAATGGCGAGTTTATTGATTCAATTTCTGAGTTTGTTTTAATTTGTGAAAAAGAAGGATTTATTCCTAGATATTATATAGATAAACCAAATGATAAGGTCGATGAGACACTTCTGGATTTAAAGGGATATACAAAGAGTTTGGTTGTTGAAGAAATGAATTTAGGTAATTTAATTGAAGGCGCAATGAAGAAGATGTATGAAGAAGAGCAAAAGGAAGAAGATGAAGATATTGAAGATGAATTGACATTAGATGAGATAGAACAATTAAAAGATGAAGATTTCCATGAATATAGTGAATTTTTAGATGAAGAAGAAATTGCGGATGATGAATTACTTAAACAGATGGAGGAGGGTTCAATATAATGGCATTACAAGATTTATTGAATCTTTCTCAACAACGAAAGAAAATTGGTCTTTCAGAAGAAAGAGTTAGAGCTGTTATTCCAGAAGGAAGACAATATATTGCTTTTTGGAGAGAATATCCAGATTTATTTGTGGATTTTTTACTTCAATTTGGTAACCCTCAAGATTTTAAATTTTACTTTTATCAAAGAGTATTTTTAAGAGCCGCAATGCGACATCAATATATGTATGCGGTTTTTCCTCGTGCTTATTCGAAATCATTTTTAGCTATGATGATTTTGATGATTAAATGTATTCTTTATCCTAGATGTAAGTTGTTTGTTACTTCTGGAGGTAAGGAACAGGCTGCTGGAATTATGAAAGAAAAAGTACAAGAAATTTGTTCTCTTATTCCGGCTTTTAAGAAAGAAATTAATTGGTCTCGAGGAGTAACTCTTGAGGGTAAAGATTATTGTAAATATGTTTTTAAGAATGAGTCTTATTTTGATAATATAGCTGCTAGAGAAACTTCTAGAGGTAAAAGACGTCATGGTGGTGTAGTAGAAGAATGTGCTGGTGTTGATGGTACTATTCTTTCTGAAGTTATTATTCCAACAATGAACGTTTCTAGAATGTGTATGGACGGTACAACTCATCCAGATGAGCAGTTAAATAAGAGTCAATTATATATTACTACTGCTGGTTGGAAAAATACATTTCCTTACGATAAACTTATCCAGTTACTGGTATGGCAAATAGTTAAACCAGAAAAGTCAATGGTTATGGGTGGTACTTATAGGATACCCGTATTAGTTCGTTTGTTAGATAAGAATTTTGTAAGAGATCTGAAAATGGATGGTACTTTTAATGAGACTTCTTTTGAACGTGAATATGAAAGTAAGTGGTCTGGAACTGTAGAAGATGCGTTCTTTAATGCAGAAATATTTGATAGAAATCGAATATTAAAACAACCAGAGTATGCGGCCAGTGGCCGATCTTCTAAGTCTAGCTATTATATCATCTCGGTCGACGTTGGCCGCAAGGGATGTGACACGGTAGCAATTGTATTTAAATGTACTCCTCAACCACAAGGAGCTGCAATTAAATCATTAGTTAATATATATACATTAAATGATACTCACTTTGAGGATCAAGCAATTAAATTAAAGAATTTATTTTATAAATACAACGCAAGAAGAATGGTAATAGATGCTAATGGTTTGGGTATTGGTTTAGTGGATTATATGGTTAAACCGCAAATTAATCCTGATACTAATGAAACTTACCCAGACTTTGGTGTTTATGGTGGAACATATGAAGGTGCAGATCAAGAATATAAGAAATATAGAACTGCGGCTTGTGAGCAAGACGCATTATACTTAATGAAAGCGAATGCACCAATTAATAGTGAAGCTCATGCAAATGCTCAAGCATCTTTATCATCTGGTAAAGTAAAGTTTTTAATAGATGAAAGAATTGCTAAACAAAAATTATTAGGAACTAAAGTTGGACAAAATATGAAACCTGAAGAAAGGGCAGAATATTTAAAACCATTTACTTTAACTTCCATATTAAAAGAAGAGATGATGAATTTGCGAGAAGAAAATGAAGGTGTTAATATCATTTTAAAGCAAGCAAATCGTGGTATCCGAAAGGATAAATTTTCTGCTTTTGAATATGGACTTTATTACATAAAACAAGAAGAAGAAAAGAAAAAGAAGAAAAAGAAATTCAATGCAAAAGATTGGATGTTTAAGAATTAAAGGAGGGGTTGTATGGATGCTAGTAGAGGAGAAATTAAAATTCATGAGATTCTAGAAGAGTCTGGTTTAAATTATAAAATGGAATATAGTTTTCCAGATCTTTGTAGCTCTAATGGCAAACCTCTTCGTTTTGATTTTGTAGTATTTGATGATGATGGATATATAGATTTTATAATTGAATATCAAGGAAAACAACATTATCAACCTAGTGCAAAATTTGGTGGAAAAAGAGGGTTTTTTCAACAACAATATAATGATAATAAGAAAAGAAGATTTTGTGCTTTACATGATTTTAAGTTGATAGAAATTCCGTATACAGAAGAGAATCTTATCTCTTATGATTATATCATGCATAAAGCTGGATATTAAGGAGGTATACTAAATGCAAGATCGGCAAGAGCAGATACGCAAAAAAGGCTTTGATATGTTAAAAGCTCCTACTTCCGTAGTTGATAGTTATGCAAAATTAAAAATTGGAACTCGCTCATATCCTGATGCTGTTCTGGATTTAGGTTATTACAACAAAATTGACAATCGTGGTTTTAGAGATAAAAGATTTGTAATTGAAGCATTGATAAATAATGATATTCCTACTTTAAGACAGATTTCAAGATTTTTCTATAGAACAAGTGGTATTTATCAAAAGATTGTTAACTATTTTGCGAATATGTATCGTTATGACTGGTATATGTGTCCAGAAGTATTAAGTGATACAGCAAAAGAAGAGAAAATAGTTGCAGATTTTACTAAAACATTGAATTACTTTGATGCTTCGCATGTTAAGAAAACTTGCGGAGAAATCGCTCTTAAAGTAATTCGTGATGGTGTTTATTTTGGATATGTATATGAAGGTGATGACAGAATTCTTGTGCAAGACTTGCCTTGGAGATGGTGTCGTTCTAGATACAAGATCGCAGGCATGCCCGCAATTGAATTCGATATGACTTTCTTTGATACTAAATTTCCGGATGTTGCATATCGTATGCAAGTTCTTGATTTATTCCCTCCTGAGTTTAAAAAAGGATATATACTTTATAAACAAGGTAAGTTACCTAATGATGAGATTACCTCTACTGGAGCTCAAGGTAAAGGTCATTGGTATCTCTTAGATCCTAGTTGTGCTGTTATGTGCAGTATTACTGGAATGGGTGGTTTGCCATTGTTTATAAATGCTATTCCAGCCTTAATTGATTTAGATACAACTCAAGGAATAGATAGACAAAGACAATTACAAAAGTTGTTAAAAATTATTGTTCAGAAGTTACCATTGGATAAAAATGGTGATTTAATCTTTGACGTTGATGAAGCAAGAGATATTCATAATAATGCAGTTGAAATGCTTCGTGATGCTATTGGAGTTGATGTATTAACTACATTTGCAGATATTGTAGGAATTGATATTTCTGATGCTAATGCAACTGTTAAAGATGATTCTTTAAATAATGCAGAACGTACTGTTTATAATGCATTAGGTACTTCAAAGAATATTTTTAATACTGATGGTAATTTAGCTCTTGAAAAATCTATTCTTGCAGATGAGGGATCTTTAAGAGATTTAATTTTGCAATTTGAAGTTTTGTTTAATATGATCGCTAATAAGAGAAGCGTTAATAAGAAAAAATGGAACTTTAGATTTTATATGTTGCACACAACACAATATAACTATCAAGCATTGGCAAAATTATATAAAGAACAAACACAGATGGGATTTTCTAAGATGCTTCCTCAGATTGCTCTTGGACAAAGTCAGAGTTTCATTCTTAATACAGCATTATTTGAAAATAATGTTCTTCATTTAAGTGAAATTATGATTCCACCTCTTATGTCATCTACAATGTCTGTAGAAGATTTACAAAATTTGGGCAGTAATAAACAAGATACTACACAAAAAACTAATACTAATACAGATAATCAAACGAAAGAAACTGGAAGACCTGCAAAAGAGGAAGGCGAATTAAGTGAAAAGACTATTCAGAATAAAGAGTCAATGAATTAAAGGAGATTGTGAATATGCATACTAGTATTAAATTAAATACTCCTTGTGAACTTATTAATGTGACTCCTTTAAATCCAATGATTTCTAAGGTTCAGATTAAAGTTTGTTATGTTGGTGATGAACCAAATCGCAATGGTAGTATTATTACAAAAGAAACTGCGGCCAAGATGGCTAACTCGCTACCAGGAAGCCCGATTGTGGGATTCTGGAAGGAGGAAAAAGCAGATTTCGACGAGCACAATCAGATTATTAATATCTCAGGTGGCTCGTGGGAAATTCAAGATACAACAAGACCTTATGGATTTGTTGATTTAGGAGCTAAAGTTTGGTTCCAAGATTATTTAGATGGTGAAAACATCCATACCTATATGGTTACTGAAGGCTATATTTGGACTGGCAGATATCCAGAGGCAAACCGTATTCTCACAAAAGGAAATAATCAATCTATGGAATTAGATGAAGAAACTTTAAAAGGAAATTGGTCATTTGACGATAATACAGGTATGGAATTTTTCATTATAAATGACGCAATTTTTAAAGGATTGTGTATTTTAGGCGAAGATAATGAACCTTGTTTTGAAGGTTCACAAATCACTGGAAGTTTTTCATTAGATGAAAGTTTTGATAGCAAAATTTACAAGCTAATGAAAGAAGTTCAAAAATTGAAAGGAGGAAACTTTACAGTGGAAATTGATGATATCAAGAAACCAGAGGAAGAGATTATTGATTCTGTAGAAGAAAAGGAAGAAGAAGTAATTGAACCTAAGGAAGAAGAAACTGCTGAAGAAACTCCTGTAGATGCAGAGGAAGAAGCTGCTGAAGAAGAGTCTGAGGAGACTACTGAAGAAGAAGCTCCAGCTGATGAACCTTCAGAAGAAGAGGAAAAAGAAGAATCTGTAGAAGATGAAAAAATTGAAGAAAATAAGGACGAAGGCGTTCAATTTAGTTTAGAAGATTTTCAAAATTTACAGGAGAGTTTAGCTAGTCTTACAACTCAATTTAATGAACTTCAGAGTAAATATGACGATATGACAACATCTTATAATGAATTAGTTGAATTTAAAAAGGCTAAGGATAGAGAAGAAAAGCAAGCAATGATTGATCAATTCTATATGCTTTCAGATGCTGAAAAGAAAGATGTTCAGGACAATATCGATCAATATTCTCTTGATGAAATTGAAGCAAAGCTTTCTATTATCTGTGTACACAACAAGCTTGACTTGTCTGGCAAGACAGATAGTGAAAATAATCTTGAAACTACGTTTAGTTTAGACAGCGTAGAAGATGATTCCGAAGATACTAACATCCCAGCATTAGTCAGTGCCCTTCGGAAGAATAGAAAAAGTGATAAATAAATTAGGAGGAAAGAACAGATGGCTAAAGTACGTTTAGGTGAAGCTACTTTCGTTGAGCGTGGATATGGTCAAGTAGAACCAAATCATCTTTCTGCTCAAAGAACAGGTCAGATTTATGCTCAATTGCCAGCCGCTGAAGATATTAACCTTCTTGAAAATGGTCAATTCGTAAAATATGATTATGCGAAAGAAGTTGTTGATTTTGAAGGCAAAGGCGAATGGATGTTAGTCTTCAACGAAGTAAAAGTTTATCGTGACGGACAGTCAGATTGCGATTTCGCAATGATTAGAGATAATTATGTCGCTCGTATCTATAGTCCTATTGATGGAGCAGCAGACATGCAACAAATGACACAACCAAGAGATTATAGCAACGTGGTTAC